GTGTTCGTATGACAACAAACGCTCTAACAGCAGAGCAGATCGCAATCACAGTTGCAGAACAAGGTTACGGCGTTGCTGTTTCTGAACTTCTTCTCAACTCTTCATTCGATGACGTTATGGCTTCTGCTTCACGTCTTCTTGGCCGTCACATGGCTCAATACCTTGATCTCCAGGCTCGTAACACCCTTTCTGCTGCAACATCAGCAGTATTTGGTTACGATCGCACAGGTCTTCAAGGCATCAACGACTGGTACAACGAAGGTACAGTTGGAACATCAATCTCAGGCCTAACAGGTAACTTCAAGTTGTCTACAGGTGCTGTTAAGGATGCTGCTCTTACCCTCGCATCAAAGAACATCCCTCGCTTGGGCGAGACCTATGTTCAGTTCATTCACCCAAAGCAATCTCGTGACATCCGTACAAACCCTGAGTTCATCGAGGTTACAAAGTACGCTGCACCAGGTAACTTCATGCTCGGTGAAATCGGACGTATCTACGATGTAGTCTTCATCGAAACAACACAGGTGAACTCATTCTCATCTGGTTCTGTTATCGATTACAGCAACTACGTTGGTACACCAGGTTCTTCAACATCTGTTCCAGTTGATGCTAACACCGCTCCAGGTGAAGGTGGATTCCCAGAGAACGTTGGAGCATCTGCTTATCCAAATGGTGGTTCTTCAAACACAACTGCTGCAACTGTTTATGAGTCAATCATGATCGGTGACAACGCATTTGGTCACGCAATCAGCCTTCCAGTTGAACTTCGCGATGGTGGCGTTCTTGACTTCGGTCGTGAGCACGCTCTTGCTTGGTACGCAATCTGGGGTCTTGGTGTTATCACCGACCAGGCTATCGTTAAAGTTTATACAAATTAATAACTAATTTGTAAGAATTAGTCTTACACTAAGGGGTGTAATAGCCCCTTAGTGATAGGCAAAGAATGAAGACTCACTGTAAAGCAGGACACGAGTTTACTGAGCAAAACACGTACTACTACAAGTCCAAAAGAATTTGTAGAACTTGCAGAAAAAAGACAATGCAAAAAAGGCGTATTCCGAAAGGATATGCAAATAGTCGCAAAACACATTGTCCGAAAGGACATCCGTATGACGACAGCAACACGTCTTTATGGCGAGGAAAAAGAATCTGTAAGGCTTGCGCCAAAGTTAACGCAGACTGGCAAAGATTAAAGAAGTACGGTTTAGATCGACAAACCTACCAAGAGTTGTTGATTAAGCAAAAAAATAAATGTGTTCTTTGTTTAAAAGAGTTTAGTTCTACCCCACATATTGACCATAATCATGAAACAGGAAAAGTAAGAGGACTCCTCTGTTACCCCTGTAACTCAGGATTAGGACAATTTGAGGATGATGTAGACCGATTAAAACGGGCTATAAAATATCTAAAAAAGTAGTGTCTGTGGGTCATACTCCTTCTTTGGCCCACAGCCATCACTAACTAACTAACTAGAAAAGGAAAAAGACATCGTGGCAAACACACCAACAAGTCCTCTAGACGCGACAGGACATGCAGCAGAAAAAGCAGCAAAGGCTCGCATCAAAGAACAACAGGCCCGCTCAGAAGAGATCTCTCTTGCAAATGCGGCTGAAAATGAAAGTATTAAGCACGATACGTTTGACCCAAAGCACCCTGATGCACCATTGGTTCTTGATGAGATTGAGAACGTTGGTGTTAGTGTAAACAACGACTACGTTGTTATCCGTACACAGCATGATATTACTGACATGACATACGGAGTAGGAAACCACTATTCATTCAAGGCTGGTGTCAAGTATCGCGTACCTGCAGGTCTTGCAGGGTACCTTGAGCAACTTGGATATGTTTGGCGTCCAAACTAAATAGACGTCGCTACTAGTCTAACCTCAACTGGTTCCCGCCCTCCTCCCAGTTGGGGTTAGGCCTTTTTTATGCGGATTTAATTGTCATTACAGTAGATAATAAACGCATCTAGTTTTCGGAGGTTTAGTGGCTACATTAACAAACTTGGCTAGTCGCCTTCGTGATGAGTTGGGCGACTTTGGTAAGTCCTTTGTCTATCAAGCAACAGGGGATGGATCAACAGTTCGTTTTCTTGTTCCTTATAGCCCTATTGACGGTGAGACACTTATCGTCCATGTTAACGGGTCTGATGTCTCCACTACAGTCACTGTAGAAGAAGAGACAGGGTATGTAACATTTGATACAGCACCTGCATCTGCTGCCCCAATCATCTTTGCTGGAACGTACTTTCGCTACTTTACTAACCAAGAGATTTGCCAGTTTGTCAATGATGCATTTACTCAGCACACTGCAAACCATGCAGACTCATTTGGACGACCTGTATCCTTAGCCTCACTTCCTGGTGTTGAAGAATACCCTGTGGTCATTTATGCCTGTACTTTGGCTATGTACACCCTTGCTAACGATGCTTCTTTTGACATTGATATTACAGCCCCAGATGGCGTAATGATTCCCCGTTCTGAACGTTATCGCCAAGTCATGAACATGGTACAAGAGCGTAAAGAACAATACAAAGAACTTTGCTCACAACTTGGTATTGGTCTTTATAAGATCGACGTATTTCAACTGCGTCGTATTGCAAAGTCAACAAACCGTTACATTCCGATCTACTTGCCGCAAGAAGTGGATGATACATCCATGCCACAACGTGTTCTATTGCCAATGCCTACATATGGAAGCCAAGAATTTCCAACTGATATCCCTAACTACGACCTCAACATGTACGAGGGAGATTCATTTGAAGTTACACTTACATTCCCATTTGATACAACCGCGTATACATGGGCATCTGAGATCCACCTTGTCTTTGGTGATGACATCCCACTTGTGGCATTTACTGTCGAGCATGTAGACGGTCATACAGATCAGTTAAAACTATCTTTGACCAACATTCAAACTACCTTGCTTCCAGAACTATCCTTTTGGGATATTCGTGCAAAGTCTTCGTCTGACTCTACCTACGAGCAGACTTACATGCGTGGAGCAGTATTTACAACGCCAAGGGCAACTGTTTCATGAGCCATGCCGAAGGTTGTGGCTGCAGCGCTTGCTCTGTACAGGTAAACGTACCTGCACCTATCAATGTAGTTGTCTCTGTTCAAAATGTCATCCAATCAACCCAGGGACCAATTGTTGTACGTCCTGGTCAGGGTGGAGCGGCAGGCATACAGGGTACGCAAGGCACACAGGGTCTTCAAGGCCCTTTAGGTCCAGACAAGCCTTTTGCATACGCATACACCCAGTACAGCCCAAGTTCTACATGGAGTATTGCACATAACCTTAATTTTTATCCTAACGTCACTACACTTGACTCATCTGGTGCAATTTGCGAGGGCGAAATCGACTACATAGATAGTAACAATATACGGGTCACTTTTTTAGCCGCGTTTAGCGGAACCGCATATCTGTCTTAAGGAGACATAATGGCTCGTAAATTTTTCACGCCTATAGATTTAACGGGCCTAGAACTTCAGAACGCCAAGATTCAAAATCTTGCCTCTGACCCTTCAGGCTATGGTGCTGGTGGTATCTACTACAACACTGCTCACAACGAACTTCGCGTTTACAATGGCACGAACTGGGTTCCAATCGGAGGTGCTATCGAGTACGGCGTCGCTGCCTCTCGACCATCTGCAGGTAACGCTGGCCGTGTCTACGCCACAACAGACACCCAAACCCTTTTCCTCGATAACGGAAGCACCTGGGTACAGATCGGTGTTCCAGGAAATGCTACCTATGTAAACTCTGTTTCTGGTACTACAAACCAAATCTCTGTCTCCACTACTACAGGAGACATCACACTTAGTCTTCCTAATGAAGTAAACATCGATAATAGCCTTACCCTTGGTGGAACGGGCGATGGCGGCGTACTCAGCGTCCAGACCACAACGGGTACCAACGTCTTTGAAGTAGATTCTGCTGGAGACATCAACGATAACTACCATGGCTATGGAACGTTTACAAGTGCCACTGGTCTTATCAACATCAACAGTTTTGTAAACATTTCCTCTGAAAACTCTACACCTTCAGGTTTCTTGTTTGTTAACCCTGCACCTGTCAGCGATGGTTCAACTTCACCAGCCCTTCACCTTGAGTCTTCTGGAGACCTTGCGCTTCGTGCAGGTGCTAATGACTCAAACGGTAACATTATTCTTTACACAGGTTCTACTACAAATGGAAACTCAGGTAAGGTTTATATTGGTTGGAACAACGAAATTGACTCTGGAGCGGGTGCCTCTAACCAGGTAGCAACTATTGGTGACATTACCTCTGCAGCATACATCACGTCTGTTTCACCTGACTTCACTGTAACTTCTGGAGAACTTACAATCAATGCAAGCACTCTTGCATCTGATCTTTCTTCTTACTTTGATGCTGCAGGAACTGCTACATCTCAAGGTTACATCACCTCTTCTGAGCAATACTTGCAGTCTGTTGATACAACTAACTTTAACGTTTCTGGAACCGAACTTTTCCTTAACAGTGAGATCCAGGTTCAAAAGACCTCGTACTGGCGTTCAGGAACTCAGCAAGGTGTTATTGCAGCGCAGTCTGACAGTTCTCTTCGTTTAACTGCTATTACAGGCGCCCTTGAACTTGAGTCAAACGATGGAGATGTTTCTCTTAATCCATCAAGTGGAAACATCCAGGCTAACAGCGCTCGCATCAAGAACCTTACAGACCCAGTAGATGCACAAGATGCTGCTACTAAGCACTACGTAGACGGAGTTGCACAGGGTCTTCGTATCAGGGACTCCCTTGATGCTGCAGCACTTGTAAACGTAACAGGTACGTACACTGATGGAACCACAGACGCATCAGGCGGTCTTGGAGTTGGTGCAACGTTTACAACTACTGTATCCGCCCTTGATACTGCTACAGGCGATACCGATGAAGTAAACGATCGTGTCGGTTTGTTCTATCAGTCTACTGCTACTCAAAACGGTATCTATACAGTTACTGCAAATGATGGTACTAACGTTACTCTTACTCGTTCAATCTACGAAGATAACTCCTCACTAGATGAACTTCATTATGGAAACTTCTACTTCGTATCAGCAGGTACTTCTGCTGGAACTGGTTGGGTTCTTACCAATGAGGGAACAGGT